CGTCTTTATTTACTTGCATGGATTTGAATTACCACCTTTTTAAGTATAAGAGTTGTATCATTAGGTGTCAGGACTGCCCTTTGACTACTGTTGAAAGCACTATAGAATGGCTGAAGGAGAAAAAACATGGCAATGATTAAAGTTGACGAAAAGAAACTGGATGCAGTATTAGGAATCCCTCTAATTAAATTATGCTGTTATCAATTGATTGAAAAATATTATGGAGTTTCATGCAATCATGGAAATATGGAAGCAGAATATCCTGGATATGGAACATTCCAGTTTAAAAGTTGTCAGTTCTGCGATCTCAAAAATATAGAAGCTATAAAAGAATGGCTTAGAAAGGAAGATCAACATTGACCCAAGAAAAAATAAAAGAAATTACATACTCAAGTGAGTTTGTGAACGAATTAGAAAGAAAGATAGAATACTTAAAAGAAGAAAACGCAGAACTAAAACATAAATATTTTATTTCAGAATGTGAAATTCATCATCTTGAAATGTATAAGGAAGCGCTAAAAATGGCAATCACAAACGCTTTAATCATTGGTGGGTATGATTTTTGGGAAAAAGCTGCATCAAAATACGGCTTACAGCAACTTTATAGTAGAAGCATCTATAGAAACGCGCCAAACATCCATAAAGGTGTCTTAGAGTTCTATCTTTCATTAGTTGCGGATTCAAAAATAAAAGAGAACGAGGTGAGCAATAATGATTAACGCTGAAAAGTACCGAGACGAAATATTGGCGGTGACAAATAAACACGAATATTTTGCGCTTAAGGCAGACAATCCAACTGTAATTACAAGATGCAATGATGTGGAGCAATGTCGTGGGTGTTTGTTTGATAACGGTACGTGTTCTTCCGAGAAAATGAAATGGCTCTTATCAGAATACAAAGAGCCTATTAAGCTGAGCAAAGTAGAATATGAAATCTTAAGATATTTATATAAAAGAGATTATAGATACATCACAAGAGAAAAAAGTGAGCGCGTGATTGCGTTTAAAGGACGTCCTCATAAGAGAGACTATGATGCTTGGAATACTATCAGTGGTGAAAAAATAGGGTATCTAGATTTATATGATTTTAGTAATCTGTTTCAATTTACAAATTGGGAAGACTCAGAACCCACATTAATTCAAGGGGTTTTGAATAACTGTGAGGTGGTTGAGAGTGATTTATAAAGAAATATTAGATATGGTATCAGATTCAGCATATGACAAATTCATTAACGGCCTTGATTATGACGGATTGAAAAGTACGATTGTCGAATGTGCAACCAAAATTTACATTGCACAGATGCAGCTTGAAAAAGAGAAGCTGCAAGAAGAATATGATGACCTTTATGAAGGTCATGACAAACTTGCTTATGACTGGGCAAAGTTAAAGAAAGAAAATAAAGAATTGCGCAAAAAATGCAGTGAACTTCTTGCAGAACTTAACAAAATAAGCAGCGAACCTCTTCTAAGAAAAATGACTATTGCTGAACTGAAGGAAAGGGGATTTTTAAGAAATGAGAGTAAATGAAGTGTTGACAAGAGTTGATGAAGATGAACTCTTTGACATTAGATGCAAAAGTTGGAATTTTTGTATACAAGGCACAAAATGGGAAATCACTCATAGTGACACATTCATGGATAACCATTTTGGAGATATGTTAGTAACTCATATTGAAGTAAATGATTTGCCAAGAGGTCACGCAATCATGCTATTGGTTGATTAAGAAGGAGTTTATAAGATGATATTTGTGTTCATTACGTTTATGATTATTCTTTGGATGATTATGATGTCTGGTTAAAGGAGATTGGATATGATGATTTGGATTATAATAATAGCAGCAGTACTTATTTGGATCTTGATGACTGCATAATTTTTCGGAGGTGTATCGATGACTACAGAAGAAACTAAACAGTATTTGAAAAACTACAAGAACATGATGCATAGAATAGAATATATTGATAACAAGCTAATCAATGTTAAATCAATACCTTATGATGATTCTTCAGTAGGATCATACGCAGAGCCAAAAACAAATAATGATTACATCATGATGAAGGATAAGTATCTTAAAGAAATGAGCAGTATAAGAGCATCAGTTGAAAGCATAGAAGATATGACTCTAAGAGATGTGTTGTTCTATCGATACATAGAATGTTTAGAGATATATGACATTGCTGATATCATGGATTGTTCTAATACATCTGTATTTGCTTATCTGCGTGATGCGATTAAAGAACTTTCAATTATTCTTGATTAATTCTTATTAAACTGTATTAATCTGCATTAATCAGAAGCGCACAGCACTTAAAAGGGTGCTAGTATGGTATTAGACAGAAACATATATAAGAGGGCCGGACTATACAGTTTGGTCCTTTTTACATTAAGAATCATTAAGGAGGCGTATTAATTGTATGACAGAAAAACAGAGACTGTTTGCAGATGAGTATCTGAAAGATCTAAATGGTACGCGTGCCTATAAAACGATATACACTACTATCAAGAATGATAATGTTGCAGCAGTAAGAGCAAATACACTTCTTAAGCAGAAAGATATTTCTGATTATATAAGCAAAAGACTTGAAGAAATTCATAATGAGAATACGGCTGACATCCAGGAAGTGATGGAGTATCTTACATCAGTTCTAAGAGGAGAATCAGCCTCAGCGGTATTGATGATGAGTGGCAATGGTATGCAGAAGGTCACTGAGAAGCCTCCGGATGAGAAAGAAAGGCTTAAAGCTGCAGAGCTTCTTGGAAAGAGATTCGGTATGTTCAAAGACAATGTAGATGTTACATCGAACGGCAAGACAGTAATTGTAGATGATATAGATGAATAAGGTTAGTTTAAAGTCTACTATCGGTCCGGCTTTCTATGAAGTTCACAAACATGTAAAAAACAATGATTACACGCACTATTGGTTAAAAGGTGGTCGTGGTTCCTTGAAATCCTCTTTCATTGGCACAGAGATTCCTTTAGGGATTATGAGAGATGCACAAAAAGGACTGATGAGCAATGCAGTTGTTATCAGACGTGTCAAAGATACTCTAAGAGGCTCTGTTTATGAACAAATAAAATGGGCTATCTATATGCTGAATGCTCAGGATGATTGGGATATACCAGAATCTAAGTTGCAGATGACATACAAGCCAACAGGGCAGGTTATTCTTTTTAAAGGTGCTGATAATCCTAAGAAGCTAAAATCAACAAAGGTCTTTGTAGGATATATCAAGTATGTCTGGTTTGAAGAATGCGACGAGTTCGAAAGCTATGACAAGATAACCAATATCAATCAGTCATTGCTTCGTGGTGGTCCTGAGTATTGTGTATTCTATTCATTTAACCCACCCGAATCGCAAAGAAATTGGTGCAACAGGCAAGTTCTAGTGAAAAGGGATGATACATATGTATCGCATACAACCTACTTACAGGCGCCACCTGAGTGGCTTGGAGAGCAGTTTCTTATTGAAGCCGAGCATATGAAAAAAGTAAATCCTGCCAAATATGATCATGATTATATGGGTGAGGTTACGGGTACTGGCGGAGAAGTATTTACCAATCTATCTATAAGAGAGATAACCGACGAGGAAATACAGGTATTCGATAGATTGAAATTCGGACTAGACTTTGGTTATGCTGGTGACCCTTTGGCCTTTATCAAAGCTAACTATGATAAGACACGCAGACGTCTTTTTATTTTTGATGAAGTATATGGCACTAGGCTGTCAAATGCTGATGCCGTCAAACTTATCAAAGAGATTAACCCACTTAACAATCAGGTCACTGCCGATTCAGCTGAACCAAGAACTATAAACGAATTCAAACTGTTAGGATTAAGAATAACAGGCGCCAAGAAAGGCCCTGACAGTGTAAAAAACGGTATTAAGTTCTTACAGGACTTAGAATCAATCATCATTGATCCTGTTAGATGTCCTAATGCTTACAGGGAATTTAATGAATATGAGATTGAAAAAGATAAGGACGGCAACCTCAGAGGCGACTTTCCTGATAAGAATAACCACACTATAGATGCGGTTAGATATGCCATGGAGTACGAAATACTTCAGAAAAAGTGGACTTTGTAAAGGAGATAACTACATGGAATTTAGTATTAATGGAATCAACTGGACAATGGAATATGCCGACAGCGATAAGGACTTTTTAAACGACGGTGATAACACTATCCTAGGCCTTACGAAGTTTCTAGAACAAACAATCTATATTCGAAAACGAATGTCTAAGGAGTTAACAAGAAGAACAGTGATACATGAATTATGTCACTGTTTTTTATTTTCTTTAGGCTTCTCAATGGATTGCTATACAGAAGAAACAATGTGCGATTTATTTGGAAATTATGCTGATCATATTGTTGGTTTAGCTGATGACTTTGAAAAAGAGGTGATTGAATGCTGACAGAAGAAGAAATCTTGAAGTTTATCAATGATGATAAGACATCAAAAAAGAAACGACTCGCAAGAGTCGGAGAACGCTATTATGAGTCTGAACACGATATCTTAGATTATAGAATGTTCTACTATAATCAGGACGGTGTTTTAGTCGAAGATACAACTAGATCCAATGTTAAGAAGTGTCACGGCTTCTTTGGTGAATTGGTGAACCAGGAAGTACAGTATATCTTGAGCGGAAAAGACGGCATAGTTCACTCAGATGACACTAAACTGCAGAAAGAATTAAATAAGTATTTCAATAGAAAATTCAAAAATGCTCTTAGTGAAGTAATCACAGGTGCAATCACTAAAGGCTTTGAATATATGTATGCCTACGTAAACAAGAAAGGCAGATTAACATTCGAGCGTGCTGATTCTCTAGGAGTTATCGAAGTCAGAGAAAGAGAGACTGATGATGGATGTGCATATGTTATCTATTGGTACATCGATAAACTAACCAAAGATAACAAAGCAATTAAACGTATTCAGGTATGGGATGAAAATCAGACATATTACTATGTTCAGGAAGAAAACGGAAGACTTCTTTTAGACGATTCTAAACGTATCAATCCAAGACCACACGTTATTTATACAAAAGATGGCGACAATGCTATTTATTATGAGAATTTTGGTTATATACCTTTCTTTCGACTAGACAATAACAAGAAGCAGCATTCAGGAGTCAAGGCTATTAAGTCGTTGATTGATGATTATGACATGATGGCTTGTGGCTTGTCCAATAACTTAGCCGACTTTGACAATCCAATTTATATAGTGAAGGGCTTTGAAGGGAATGACTTTGAAGAATTACAAACTAATCTGAAAACAAAGAAGATGATGGGAGTTCCAGAAGGTGGAGGGCTTGAAGTTCATACTGTTGAAGTACCTTATCAAGCGAGAGTTGCGAACATGGATAAGGATGAAGAAAATATCTATCGTTTTGGCATGGGCTTTAATTCTGCACAGGTAGGTGACGGCAATGTTACAAACGTAGTAATCAAATCAAGATACGCTCTTCTAGATCTTAAGTGTAATAAGCTGCAGGCAAGGATTGAGGAGTTCCTGGATAACATCCTTGAGGTTGTTCTAAAGGAAATCAACAAGAACAATAAGACCGATTATGATATCGATGATGTTTATTACAGCTTTGAAAAAGAAATCATAACAAATGAATCAGACAATGCACAGATTGAATTATTAAAGGCTCAGAAGAGACAGACTGAAATTAATACCATTCTTTCACTTGCTGAAGTAATCGATAACGAGACTATTGTTAAATTGATTTGTGAACAGTTGGATATTGATTATGAAGAAATCAAAGATAAACTCCCAAAGCCAAAAGAAGCGTACGAGCAAGTAGATGATGTGACCGATACGTTAAACAATACGGTGCTAGATGAATAAGAGACAGCTAGAAGTTGAAAAAGCCAAACTGCGAGAAGAGAAGAAGCTTCTGAAGGAATTAAAAAAGATATATGAAGATGCAGCCAAAGAAGTAGAACAGAAAATAAGGATTTCAAACGGTAAGATTGATTTACTCCTTTCTGTATTTGATGAATTAGATGAAAAGCAGAAATCATTGCTTCAATCTCAGATATATCAGAAGAAGTTTCAAGAAAATCTCAAAAAGCAGTTAGATGAACTGATTGGGAATTTAAACGCTGATTCTTATGACAGTATTACAAGATATCTAACAGATTCCTATTACACAGGATATATCGGAACTATGTATGATATTCAAGGCCAAGGCATACCGCTAATTACTCCTATCAATGAGAAGCAAGTCACAAGGGCTATGACATTAAATACTAAATTGAGTGTACCACTGTATACTAGAATGGGTATTGATGTTGGAGTCCTCAAAAAGCAGATTGCAAAGCATATCTCAAGAGGTATAGCCACATCTTCGTCTTATGCACACATTGCTAGAAACATAGATGGAGCATCTAATATTGGTTTTAACAAAGCAATGAGGATTGCTAGAACAGAAGGGCATAGAATACAGGTTCTTGGTGCCAATGATGCACAGCATGCAGCAAAAGCCAAAGGTTGTGAAGTAGTCAAGCAGTGGGATGCTACACTTGACGGAAGAACTAGACCGCTTCATAGAGTTCTTGATGGGAAGCTTGCAGAAATAGACGAGCCTTTTGTGGTAGATGATATGGAAGTTATGTATCCTGGAGGCTTTGGGATTGCATCACAGGATGTAAACTGCAGATGTGCGCTCCTTCAGCGTGCTAGATGGGCTTTAGATGCTGACGAACTCAAGACACTGAAAGAAAGAGCCGAATATTATGGGCTTGATAAGAGCGATGATTTTCGAGACTTTAGAGAAAAATACTTGATGACATCGAACAGATTGAAAAGCTCAAATGATGATGGTAATATAAACATAGAAATAGATGGGTTCGCGCCTTGCCTTATTGAATGCAAAACAGGCAGAGTGGTTAATACTACTGTGAAAGAAATGAAACGAAGTGAATTAAAAGGATATAATAAGACAAGCGGATGGGTCATTAATTGGACTAAGGTTCCACATGATCAGATCATAAAAGCTATATTCGCAGAAGGTAACGAGGAAATACAAGGGCTTATAGCGTATAAACCTGTGCATGAAAATTTAACTATAAAGATTCATTGGATAGTCGCCAATCCTAAAAGTAACGGCCATTTAACGAAAGATAAAGAGTATAAAGGAATCGGTGCCCATTTATTTGCTATTGCAGCAAAGGCCTCGTTTGATGAGGGTTATGATGGTTATGTTGAAAGCAAGGCTGCAAATAGTAAATTACTAAATTATTATATTAGTAAAATAGGTGCAAAATATGTAGGTGGTTATGATTTTTATTTAGATACCGCAGCAGCAAAAGAGTTATTAGCAAAGTGCAATTGGAGGGATGAATGATGAAGAATAAATTTGAGCCAATACCAGATCCGACAGAAGAAGATGGATTCGAAGGCATATATGTTGGGGATTTAGAAGATGGTGAAAAGTGTAGTACAAAACCGGTGCCGTATGATTTGCGTGGTTTGACAAAATATTTACAAGAACACCATCTGGATCAGCCAACAGAAGAAATACTATTAATGTTTAGAAAGTAGAAGTTATTTAAACGGTTCCTCAGAACCGTTTTTATTTTACTCTGAAAGGAGGTATTTAATGTCTGAAGGACTGCGACCGCACAGACACTGTTATTTTGAAGTAGAATCAAAAAGATACTTTGATAAAAACAGAGGCTGTGCAATCAGAAAAACGCACTATGAGTGCATGATATGCGGTCATGAGTTCTATGAAACAGTAGAACTTTCTCATGATCCACCGCAATACAAGAATAAAAACAATGTATTAAACAGAAATAGAAACAGAGGCTAGACGTAGGCTCTTTTTATTTTGCCCTGAACACGGCATTTAAAAGGTTTAAAAATTCATCCAGCATGATGTTAAAACTGCGACCGCACTAGAAGACACTAGATTTAAAAACGTAGCGGAGAGAGGTATTACATGGATTTTCTTAAGGATATTCTAGGCACTGAGTTATTTGAACAGGTGGCTAATGCAGTAAATGCATATAACGGCAATGAAGCGAATAAGGATAAACAGATTAAGATTGCAAATCTAGCAAGTGGTAAATACGTTGATAAAGGCAAATATACGGCTCTTGAGGAATTATTAAATAAGAAAGATACCGATTTAACGGACGCTCAGAAACTTATTGAAGGTCTAAAAGAATCGGCCGGAAAAGGCGAAGAAATGGCTGCTAAGATTACAGAATTTGAGACAACTATCAGAAATCAGCAGGAAGAACTAAAAAAAGCAAAGACAGAGTCTGCATTAAAGATTGAACTTCTTTCAGCTGGTGCCAAGGCTGACGACATTGATTATTTACTATTCAAATTAGGTAATGACAGTGATTTTAAAGCCGAGCTTGATGAAAACGGCAAGTTAAAAGGCATTGATGACAAGTTGAAGAACCTAAAGACTATTTATCCTAATCAGTTCGAAGCAGAAGCATCTAAGAATTACGATGAGAATCACTTACCGGGTGGAAAACCCGACGATACTCCTGAACCAGCCACTTTGACAGGAGCAATCAGAAACAGATATGAAAATAAAGAATAAAGAGAGGATTAATATATGCCAATTTTATTAAAAGACATGAAAGTTGGAATGCATGACAAAGTCGCTGAACAGGTAGTTGACTCATTTATCAGACATTCCGAAGTATTAGAATTATTACCATTCGATAATGCAGTATCACCAAGTGGAGGCTCTACATTAACATATGGATATGTACAGACTAAATTACCTTCTAACACTGCATTCCGTGCTTTAAATACTGAATATACTTCTAGCGAAGCAAAATTAGAACAGAAAGCCGTTAACTTAAAGGTGTTCGGTGGCGCTTTCGAAATTGACCGTGTTATCAAGGATGCAGAAGGCATGTACGATAACATGGCATACCAGATTGATGAAAAGGTCATCTCAGCAATTGGAACATTCCACAATGCTATGATCAATGGAGATTCAGCAACAAACTCTGAAACCTTTGACGGCTTAGACAAGTTCTTAGTTGGTCAGACAACAGAATTCAATACAGGTGCTTACTATGACTTATCAACAATGGCTAAGTTAGAAGCTAATGCCAGCACATTCTATGAAGCATTAATCAAATTAATCAACAGAACAGGCGCAGACGCTTTATTTGTGAACGAAGATATGAAGTCTAAAATTCAGACTGTCGCTAGAGTATTAGGATATAAGACAGAAAGTGAAGAGGCTTTCGGCCGTGTCGTTACTACTATCGGAGAAAATAAAGTAAGATTAATTGATTTAGGAGACGTTGTAACTGCTTCAGGAGAAACAGCTGTTGAAACTCCTATCATCGGATTAAAGACTAGAAAAGTTGGCTCTGAAGCAAGTGTGACAGGATTAACAGATATCTATGCTGTTAAGTTCGATGTAAAGAAAGGCTTCCATGGTGTTACTTTAACAGGATCTAGTGGAGTAAATACTTATTTACCTGACTTCAACACTCCAGGAGCAGTTAAGAAGGGTGAAGTTGAAATGGTTGCCTGTGTTGCCTTAAAGAATACAAAAGGCGCTGGAGTATTAAGAAACATTAAAATCTTATAGGAGGCATGACTATGGATAAAAAGAAACATTATGAAGTGAAGACACCTATTGAAGATTACTGCGGCATCGGTGCTGCAGGTGTTCAGTTTGCTTATGGCAAGGCTGAGGTATATGACGAATGGGTGGCACAATGGTTCAAAGAACATGGATACACTGTAGAAGAAGTGAAAGAAGAAACTGAAGCAGTTTCAGAAGCACCAAAAACAGAAGCCAAGCCAAAAGGCAATGCTAAAAAATAAGAAAAGAGGTGATTTTCTATGATCATGACAATTGAAGAGTTTAGGCTTTTAAATGATACAGATGAATCCGATGGGATCATCAAGATGAAATTAGAAGCCTTAGAATTGATGATTAGAAAATACACTAACAATAATTTCCAGATGCGCAATTTTAGAACGACCGCCAATATTTCAGACGGTCGTTTTTCTTTTAATGGTCCTCAATTTTTCAAGGCTGGCGATACTGTACAGGTATCTAATTCATCTTTTAACGATGCTTTATACACTGTGACAGAAGCAAATGAGCATGACTTCGCAGTTGATAAGCCTGTCAATAATGAGGCTCGTGTCTTATGCACTAAAGTTGAATATCCTGCTGACATTAAAATGGGTGTTATCAACCTCATGAAATGGGACAAAGAGAATAGAAGTAAGGTCGGAGTACAGTCAGAAACGATTTCTAGACACTCTGTGACCTATTTCAATATGGATGGGGATAATTCCTCTCTTGGCTATCCAAAGTCGCTCACAGGTTTTCTAAAGCCTTATATGAAAGCAAGATTCTAAGTATGATAGGTGGAAACATTACAGCGGTTCTTCAAAAGTGCATCTATTCTTTCAACGAGATTGGTGAGCCTATTGAAGATTATGCGGAATCAATCTCTTTGTTTGGCTTCTTAGACTTGTCAAGCGGTGATAGTCATTACACTAACTTTAATGCAAAGGTACAGGAATCAACCCACATTTTCATTTGTGATTATAAGGACTTAAAAGGCTATAAGGCTGATAACTCAAGACTGATTGTAAATGATGAAATCTATGATGTAACTCTCATTGATGATCCAATGGGATTACATCAACATTTAGAGATATATCTACAGTACAAAGGAGCACAAGATGAGCGTACAGTTTGAAGATAACTCAATGTTTATAATCGATGAAATTGAGAATGCAGCTTTAAAGTTTTTGGAAGAAGCAAGCGGAGAACTTGAGTCACAAGTTAAAAGAAACACAAGAATGGACACTGGGCAGTTAAAAAACTCGTGGGAGCACGTGGTAGATGCTGACAATATGATTGGGATTGTTGGATCAGCAGAAGAGAATGCTATATGGGAAGAGTTCGGAACAGGTGAATACGCTCTTAAAGGCAATGGTAGAAAAACTAAGTGGAAGTATAAGCATCCTAAATACGGATGGGTTACTACTACAGGAAAAGCACCATCAAGAGCACTTGAAAAGGCTAAAAATACATCTAAGAAAAAGATTCAAGCAAGAGCTGAGGAAATCTTTGGAGATATTGGAAAATGACACCACAAGGCTTGAATTTTATTTCCGAAGCATTAAAGCCACTTATTAACTATCACTTTCTTTATTACAAGACTGATAAGGTTGAATATCCATATTGGACAGGAGAGTATATTGAAAATGAATATAGTGGAGAAACCAATTATCAGGAAACCACTTTTATTCTAACAGGTGTAACAAGAGGCAGTTATTTAGAACTAGAAAAGCAAAAGGAAATTATTAAAAAGGCTCTCAAGGATAAGAGAGCTATCTTGTCGAACGGAGCAGGCATAGCCGTACATTATGACTACTCAATGCCGATTCGCACAGACGATATAGAATTGCAGAAAATACAGATTAATTTAACAATCCAAGAATGGGAGGTATAAATATATGGCGAATGAAATCATTCCTTCAAGTGGGATTACAGCCAAAACACCTGAAAACATTATGTTAGGTGCTGGAACTATTCATAAAGGCTTGAAATATGAGGGTGGTAAATGGAACTTTGTAGAATCATTATTTTGTGCTACATCAGGCGGTGGTTCAGTAAGTTTTTCTCCTGAGCTATTAAACTTAGATATTGATGGAGCAACAGTCAAATTCGTTGGTGGCACTCTAAAAGTCGGAGAAAGCGCCAAGATGAAATTTAAAATGGCAGAAATCACTCCTGATTTTATTAAAAAGTCTATCTTTGCTAAAGAAGCGGAAAACAGCACGGCAACAGGATATACAGAATTAGTGTCTAAGCCACAGATTGAGACAGGTGACTATTATGAACATCTAGCGTATGTCGGAAAGAAGATTGATGGAACTCCAATCATTGTTATTTTTGATAATGCTTTATGTACATCAGGACTTTCCGTTGAAGGCGAAAATAAAAAGATGGTAGTACCTGAAGCAGAATTTGAATGCTATGCAGAATTAGAACAGGCTGATAAGAATATACTACCTTATCACATTTATTACCCTAATGCTGTAGCTGCATAACTAAAATAAGAATTGAGAGGAGTTATTTATGGAATATAAATTAAGAAAACTAAAAGCGACAGATGCATTTTTAATCATTAAACTAATCAATAAGTTTGGCATTATGGAATTCAAAAAATGCTTTAACGCAAACGAGATTGCTAAACTAGCAGAAAATAAGGAAGGGTTATCAAAAGAGGAACTAACTGAAAAAGTTGGTTTCAATATCATTCTTTCTTGCTGTGCAGTTATTTTTGAAAACATTGGAAAATGTGAAAATGAAGTTTTTGAATTCTTATCAGCCGTAAGCAATCTAAATAGAAAACAAGTTGAATGCTTATCACTTGCAGAACTTGCACAGATGATTATTGAAATCTTTCAAAAAGATGAATTCAAAGATTTTTACAAGGTTGTTTCTGGATTGCTGAAATAGGAGAAGTCGGCTTCATGGATTTGGTTTACAAGAGATATTCAAACCCCATGGAGTTGATTGATAACATGATCTCTTTATCTAATTTTTCAGAGTTCATTTCGGAGCTTGCTGACAATGTGTCAGACGAGAAATTATACGATATTTGGAAATCAAAAGTTTATGATAAGTCATACGCTGACTTTAAAAATGAAATGATGGCTAAGTGGAAGAAGAACACAGGAATTGAAACATCTGAAACAATGACAGATGAAGAGATGGAAACAACTATAAATGACTCCTATGAAATTCTTAACAGTTTTAATCCTAATCTTTAAGAAAAAGAGAGGGGGAAATAAATGTTAGAATTATTTAAGCTCTTTGGTATTGTCGGCCTAAAAGGTGTCGATAAGACAAAGAAAGATTTAAAAGACACCACTAACACAGCAAAAGAAGAATCTAGCAAGATTGAAAAAGCTGTAAACAAGACAGGCGAGATTGCTTCTAAAGTTGGGAAGCTAGCGGTCAAAGGAGTTGCTGCAGCGGGTGCTGCAATAGGTACTATTACTAAGTTCGCTGTATCTTCTTATTCGGAGTATGAGCAGTTAGCTGGTGGTGTCGAAACATTATTCGGTGCTCAGGGCATGAGCCTAAAGAAATATGCCGAGAAAGTTGGACAGACTGTCGGACAAGCGAAAGGAAAATATGATCAGTTAATACAGGCACAGACAGAAGTCATGAATAATGCAAAAGTTGCATATAAGACGGCTGGAATGAGTGCGAATGGTTATATGAACACTATTACTTCTTTCGCTGCTGCTTTGAAGCAATCAACCGCCAATGAGACAGAAGCGGCTAAAGTTGCTAATCAAACTGTTATTGATATGGCTGATAACGCGAATAAAATGGGCACCAATATGGAAGATATCCAAAACGCTTATCAGGGGTTCTCTAAGCAGAACTACACAATGCTCGATAACTTAAAACTCGGTTGAAAATATCACACCATAGCCGAGTATAAATTGAAGTATTAAACTGGAAACCCTTCATAAAAAAACAGGGTAATCAGAACCGAAGGCTATGCAAAGCATAGTCAGGGGCAACGCATAGAGACTGAAAAGATATAACGTCTCCACGAGACTTCAACAATGAAAAGATATGCTGAACTATGCAGATGATAAATGCATAGAAACGAGAGATAAAAAACTTTCGTGTTAACATGTGTATGGTGGCACAAAGACAGAAATGGAGCGACTTTTACAGGACGCTGAAAAACTGACGGGTGTACATTATGACATCAATAATCTAAGTGACGTATATAACGCTATCCATGAAATACAGGAGAATTTAGGTATCACAGGTACTACTGGCGAAGAAGCGATGAAAACCATCGACGGCGCGATGAAGATGACTAAAGCATCGTGGGAAAACCTTTTAACAGGATTAGCAGACCCCGACCAGGCAGTAGGACCACTCATTAGCGAATTCACTAGCAGTTTAGGAATTCTTGCTAAAAATGTAACTCCAAAAATAAAAGAGGTATTTAATGCACTACCTAATGCACTAATACAGATAACTCCACAGCTTATGAATACGATTATTGATTTAGCACCATCATTAATCCTTGCAGCTATTAATTTAGTGGCTGGTCTAATTGGCGCATTGCCTGGTGTTATATCTCCTATTTTTAGTCAATTATCTAGTCTAATCGGCTCTGGTATGATTGATAAAATAGGTCAGTCAATCTCTAGCAATATGCCTACTTTAATATCTAAAGGCTTGGACATGTTGCTCCAATTTTCACAGGCTATTTTGACTAATCTTCCTGTACTTGTGGGAATGGGAATGAAATTAATCTTCTATTTAGTTCAGGGATTAATGAGTTCACTCCCTACTTTAATATCTAAAGTGCCTACTATCATAGCAAATCTAGCAGATGCATTCTCTAACAGCACACAGACTATTTTTGTGTGGGGAATTAAGATTATTGCTGAAATCATCAAGGGACTTGTAATGGCTATTCCTTCATTAATTGCAAACATTCCTAAAATTATTTATGCGATTTTCGCAGTTTGGAACGCAATAAATTGGTGGAACTTAGGAAAAGGGCTTATTAATGGAATCAAGAACGGTATTACTAGCATGGGAGGCTCTCTTACTAGTTCGGCGAAAAATCTTTTCGAAAGTCTAAAAAACAACGTTTCAAACATCTTTAATAACATAAAGAAAGTTATTGAAAGCCCTATTTTCGGCGCTAAGACTAAAGTTTTAGCGATTATAGGAGAACTGCAGAATGGTGTTAGAGTAGGCTTTAACTTTATTAAGTCACATGCCTCAAGTGTTTGGAACGGCATAAAGAACGCTATCATGTCTCCAATGAGCACTGCTGCGAACTTTGTAAAAGGTATTATTGATAGAATTAAAGGATTCTTTAATTTTAAAATTTCATGGCCTCATATTCCATTGCCACATTTCAACATCCAGCCAAGTGGCTGGAACGTAGGCGACCTCTTGAAAGGAAAAATTCCATCATTAGGGGTCAAATGGTATGCGCAAGCGATGGATGACCCAATGATTTTGGATGCTCCGACTATCTTCGGAATGTCTAACGGTCAGATGTTAGGCGCTGGAGAAGCAGGCGCTGAAGTTGTGGCTGGAAGAGACACATTAATGAAGATGATTAATCAGGCATCTAATGATAGAGCTGATGAAATCCTAGACGCATTGCATAGAATTATTGCTTTATTATCTGATGAAGATAGAATGCATGATATTATCGTGAAAGCATTAAATGACGGCTCTTTTGTTGTTATGTTAGATGGTCGAGAGGTAGGAAGGATAGTGAGAAAATATGCTTGACAGAATTACACATACTAACTCAAATAATGAGACACTAGACTTTACTTCTCTTGGCATCTTTGTAAATTACAATGACTTGAGAAATTTTGAGTGGGGCGTTAAAAGCAAAAACAACAAGATTATAGGATTCAGCAAAGGGATTGTGAATAAAACAATTCCTTTTGTTTTTCTCGTTGATCAGCAGAAAGCTAATGAGATTAAAAACCAATTCTATGAACATTTTGAAATAGACATACTCAAAGAAGAGAAAGGATATTTTGAGATTAATGGTTATAAATATTATTGCTTTGCTGTTAAATCTAATAAAAGCAAATATTTAATTGACGAGAGGCTCTTGTATTTAGAGGTTGGCATTACGACAGACGATTCTGATTGGATTAAAGAGACAACATACACTGCTGACTTTAGTTCTACGCAAGCAAGAACAATTACAAAGTATCCTTTTACTTATGCTTTTACGTATTCAGCTCCAAAGTTTGTGAATGTTATCAATGACTTCTTTACAGATTCCCATGCGGTTATAAGAATCTACGGAAGATGTACGAACCCTATTGTCAATATCAATGACAATACTTATCAGTTATACGTGGACTTAAACGCTGGAGAATATGCAGAAATTGACACGTTTAAATCAACTATTACAAAGTATTCGTCTAATGGAGTGCAGTCTAATATATTTAATTCAAGAAATAAATTATATGATACTTTCAAGAAGATTCCTCAAGGTTCTTTTGATGTCACAACCGTAGGCACCGAGAAAGTGGATATAGTATTGATTGAACGAAGGAGTGAACCTAAATGGGCTTAGAATACATCTATACAGATGCTAACTATAACGAATTAGGATATCTCACTCATACTGATGCAGATATTGAAATCGGGAAGTATGGTGTATCAAAGAATGATTTTGAGTTAACACTATCACTAGAAGATAGAGACCCACTGTTTACAATTGGGTCTCTTTTTTACAAAGAAAATACTGAAATTGGTGGAGTAATCCAGCGATTGAAGATTAATACATCAGATAACACTGTCACTATGATTGGATTAACCTTTAGGGGATTGCTTGAAAAAGAATACATTCAACCATCGAATGGAAACGCATATCTATATCTGAACGCTGAAGCTAACAAATGTATCAATGCATTGATTGGTGACAGGTTTGGTGATCTCTATACTGTTGATGACTTAGGTGCTAGTGATATCAATGTTAAATATGATGTGAGAGATATCAATCTCTTGCAAGCTTTGGAGAAAGCACTAGGCGCTAGTAATGCGAGATTATGTATCAAGCATCAGATAGACGGGAAAGTTCATCTGTGTGCTGAAAAAATCAATGATTTGAGCGACACTTTGCAATATGACAATGATTATCAGATAGATATGATAGTTAAGACTAAATCTAAACCATACAATCATATCCTGTGCCTTGGAAAAGGTGAATTGTTGGATAGATTAAGAGTTAATTTATACTTGCAATCAGATGGATCATGGAGCGAATCCAACGAGACTTATAAAGGGCTGAGCAGAAAGACATACAAGCATGAGGACGTGAATGTTGAAAATCGCGATGAATTAATCAAGAATGCAATTGAAAAGGTAGCAGAAGCAAATGAAAGTGATACGCTTGAAATCTCTTTTGGCGCAGATAATGCGGAGCTTTTTGATATTGTCGGAGCAAAAGAAAACATTACAGGTATCTCATTTAAAGAGCCTATAACACAGAAGATTATAAAGATTAGTGATGATGATATAGAAATATCATATAAGGTAGGTGATGCGAAATGATTAAGAATATTAATATAACAGACGCAGAAGTCAGTGCTGAGCTGCATGGCTATATGTATTTAGCGTTATATGACTATTACGGAATTCTACACGCTGGCAGCAGAATGACGGCTGAAATCGTGTCCAATAATGAAATCAAAATAAATGACGGCATCCTGTGCAACTACGGACGTTTTATGCGCATCGTAGGAAGTGAAACAGTACGCATCGAAAATGGTTCAAGTGGTGTAAAACGTACCGATTTGATTGTGGCGAGATTTACAACCACGGGTGCAAAAGAGACGCATATACTTACAGTGATTAAAGGCCCAGCGGGTGGAGCAGAGCCGTCATACAATCAAGCTGATATATATAGTGGCACTGGCACACGTGATTTAGCCCTATATGCCGTTCATCTAAACGGCTTAAATATCACATCTGTAGAACGTAAATGTCAGGAGTATATGAGCATACGAGAACTCATGGAAACTGTTTCTAAAAACGCGTGGAGCGATTGGGTATCGTGTGGCAAAAATGGCTGTAATGTTGAACTGTTTTATCGATACAACGAAGGTTTGAAACTTGTACAGTTAAAAATTGACGGTTCTGTTAAGGCTACAATCGTTAATGGGACCATTGGTTACATGTGGGAAGGATTCCCAAAAGACAAATCACCAAAAGGGAACGTTTTCTTTCCTGTTCAGACACAGACGCAAGGTAGTGATTTAACCTTAAGATATTATCCAACTACTAGTGATATAACTGCTAGTCATTGGACATTAGTCGCATTCCAAGGAACAGTCACACAAGCGTACGTTTGTGGTACTTATATGTACTGTTATGAAGATTGATAAAAAAAGGGGTGATTAAATGATTAATATTATTATTGATAAAAACGGAAAGCCCTCAAAAGAGAGCGTCTTTTTGGGCAACCAGCATGAAAACCTGGATGAAACATTACAATTCTTCTTTCCAAAAGAGTATGAGAATCACTATAGATATATCGCATATTGTTATAAGGATAGAAGAACAGGAAAGAAAATCACAGGCATATCACCACTTGTAGGGGATGCTTTTAAGGTGACTAGTGCAATCACCAAATGTGCAGGAATGTGGCAGTTATATGTTATCTGTAAGACTACACAGATTGATGAAACAGCAACGATCATTGACTTAACAGCGAACAACAGTACTGAAGAGCATATTTTTATCTCAGATGCCATAAATGGTAGAATCAGTGGAAATGAGATTGACGTTGAAGCTTTTGAAAATATTGCTGTGGATGAAAACATCAAGATTCTTTATGATGATATCCTCTCTCTAAAATTAAGAGTCGAAAAGAATGAAGCAACTAGACAGTCACAAGAAAATACTAGACAGACTGCAGAAACAAATAGAGCCAATGCTGAAAGTGAACGAGTTATTGCTGAACAGTCTAGAAGTGATAATGAAGTACTTAGAACACAGTCAGAAGAATCTAGAGTAACTGTAGAATCTAAGCGTGTTGAAGTTGAAAAGACACGCGTTAAATCTGAACAGGCTAGACAGTCATCAGAAGCCTCTAGAGTAAATGCAGAGGCTAAGCGTGTTGAAATCGAAAAATCACGTGTCAATGCTGAAATATCTAGAGGCACTGAAGAAAACAAACGTGTCGATGCCGAAAACTTAAGAAAACAAGCAGAAAGCGCAAGAGTAAGTGCTGAAGCGCTTAGAAATCAGTCTGAAACTGCTAGAGTGGAATCTGAAAAAACACGTGTAAATGCAGAAAATGCAAGGGTGCAGGCTGAACAGTCAAGGGCATCTGTAGAAAGTCAGCGTGTATCTGCTGAATCCAATAGATCATCTGCAGAAAGACAGAGAGCGGAAAATGAAACTGGCAGAATTAATGCCGAACAGTCACGCGCGGATGCTGAATCATTAAGAGTTACGGCAGAATCTAAAAGAACTACTGATACTGCTGCATCATTGAAGAAGATAGATGATACTGTCAAAAAATACAGCTACATTGATGAATGTATTGATCTGCAGAAAGCAATGGGGATTACAGTCGTTGATGGATGCCTTTGTATGTATGACGATAATTGAAAAAGGAGATTAATATGGATCAAGTAAAAAAACCAAAACCACTGCTTCTCAATGAGACGGGAAAAGAAATGGTACAGATGCTGAAGGCATTAAACGCGAATGTCGGTGCAATCGCTAAAAAGCAGATGAGCATCGAAAGCGATTGGTCAGCAATTTCTGACATTGTCAACGCAGGAAATGCATCCGATATTTTTTCTGTCGGTGGGATGTTTGAAAATATTAAATATACCAATGTTGATGCTGCAGATAAAAAAGAATACACAATGCCCTGGCACATTAACGCATTCCGAAATGTCACTCTTGAAAGCGGTGATGAAGTACCTGGGATGATTCTTCAGAGCGAGTTTGCAACATTGCAGGGCGTACAGTTCACAAATGTTAGAGCATTCCTTGCCTGTCCGGAAGGGCTAAAGGCAGGCACCTATCATTTAACGATAGGAAAAGATTGGGGAACCAACGTTAAAAAAGATAAGGTATATCAATTCGCTCTGACAAAAGACGTTCCAAAAGGTGGTCGCTTAGCCGGATTTAAATATATGCCGGATTCAGCGCCTACAAATTGGCAGGTATTCAGTTATTCCGCAGATGGGAAAACAATCGCAGAAACAGTAAATGTTGCTGAAGGCAGTGAAGGAACTGATCTAGGCGTAATGAACTATGACACAAGACGTGTAATCGAAGACAATGCTGATTTAAGCCTGAAAAGCCTAAAAATGAACTCTATGCAGGAAACTGCCTATGGATGTAATAGGTGGGCAACATCTGCTATGCGTCAGTGGCTTAATAGCGAAGCCGGAAAAGGAGCGTGGTGGACCGCACAGGATGAATTTGATATCGCTCCTGAGCAGTTGTCAACTACGAGTGGTTTTCTTGCTGGACTGCCAATAGATATGAGAAGTCAGCTGAAAAGAGTTAAGGTTGTGACGGTTAAAAATAATCCAACCGAAGGCGGAGGAACAGATATTACTTATGACAGAGTCTTTCTTCCTTCACTCGAAGAAATGTATATTGCAAAGCAACAAAGCGGAGAAGGGGCCTATCATCCTTATTGGAAGATGAGGGCAGGAACTGATTCGCCAGTGCCATTGTGGACAAATAACGATAGATACAAAAGCTACGCACTAGAAAATCAGACGAGCGCACAGTATGTGCGCTTGCGTTCCGCTTATGTCGGCTACTGCCATTACACATGGTACGTGAACGCGAGTGGCTACGTGAGCAACTACGGCAGTACTGACGCGTTGCGCGCCCTCCCGATTGTTGCCATCTAGCAATAATTTTGTCAATCAAGGGCACCAACCGGATGCCCTTGATTGTTTGAAAGGAGTTTAGTAGATGTCAGTCAATGCAGGCAATAGAAACGTTGCAGATAACTATAGAAATAGGATGCTCAATGTAATTATTCTCGCCGAAGATCTATTTGAGTATATGATGACGATCACTTCAAACGAAAAGAAGTTTGATCCAAAGTATGACAGAATTTTCAAGAATAAGTTTCAGGACTTATCATGCGCAATCTATATCAATCTGGTTGACGCTAATGAGATATACGTCGGATATGATGATTTTCAACGAAATGTTGAAAATTTCAAGGAACGAGATAGACTCCAGCAGAAAGCGAGACGTGACTGTAAGAAGCTATTACATTTAGTCAGTCGCTCAAGAAAGTTCTACAATTAGTCAGTCGCTCAAGAAAGTTCTACAAGATGAGGGGCAAAAGATATAGCAATCTAACAAAGAAAATTATTGTTCTTGGTAGTGCGATATCCAAGTGGAATGAGAGCGATAGAATTAGATGTAATTCGATTATTGAGAAAAAAAGAAAAAATAGATAAGTATGTGGGATAGCAGCTATATGATTACTGTGCGCTTGCGTTCCGCTAATGTCGGCAACTGCAATAACACATGGAACGTGAACACGAGTGGCAACGTGAACAACAACAACAGTACTAACACGTTGCGCGCCCTCCCGATTGCTAATTCAAGAAGGCAGAAAACAGACACATAGTGCATGTGCCTTCGAAAAGATACAGCAAGGAGTTGCTACTCCCGTCTCTTTTGAGCGAACAATACTTCTGTGATGCTGATTGTCATCCGAATGATCAGCTGTGACATGGGAGAAAATATATTTGAAAGAAAGTAGTTTATGAATCTAACAAATCAAGAAGAAGTAATAATTGACTTTGATAATTTATACGACAGTATGCTGAAATGTAAAAGAAAAGTATCCTGGAAGCCGTCTGTTAAGGCATTTATGATTAATTCAGAAGAAAACCTACACAGACTGCATGATCAGCTTGTTGATGGAACTTTTAAAAATGGAAAACCAAGAGAAATCCTGATTACTTATCCGAAAAGACGTGAAGCTTTAAGCATTTCGTTTAAGGATAGGATTTATCAAAGGAGTATCAATGATAATATTCTTTATCCAGCGATGTCGAAAACTTTTATTAAATCGAATGTAGCGTGTCAAAGTGGCAAAGGATCGCGCTTTACTAGAAAGCTTTTAAACAGGTATCTATGGGCTTTTTATCGAAATTATGGGCTTAATGGATATGTTCTTCAGATTGATATTAAAGGTTATTACAGGCATATGCATCATGATAAAGTGCTGAAAGATTTCGAAAAGCAATTGGATTACGGAACTCTTAAAAGAGTGAAAGATGTATTGAATTATCAATACAAAGGAGAAAAAGGATATAATCCTGGCTCTCAGATGGTTCAGATTGCTGGAATATCACACTTAAATCCGATTGATCACTACATTAAAGAAAAATTGCATATCAAATATTACATACGCTACATGGATGACTTTCTGATATTTCACCAGAGCGAGGAATATCTGCGGAAAGTCTTAAATATTGTCAAAGGGCAATTAGCGGTATTAGGATTGGAAGTCAACGTCAAAAAGACACATATCCAGTCTATTAGAAAGCCTTTTATGTTTATTGGTTTTGTTTACAGAGTCACAGAAACAGGAAAAATTGTGACTGTAGTTAATCCTCAGACTATCAAGCATACTAAAAGAAAAATCAAGAAGATGATTAGACTGTGTTTGAAAGGTAAGAGGGCAAAAGTCAAAGTAGATGAATGCTTTAATGCCCATCTTAATCACATAAGCAAGGGCAATACATCTTATATGCAGATACAGAGGCTGAGAAAGTGGTATAAAAATACCTGGAAGGAGATGGAAGAAGAATGCCAAAATACACAGAAAGCGATATACCAATCGCGCAGCAAATAGATCTGAAGAATGCAAGAGCATTAAAGGAACAGGTAGAGACACAGAACCTATTGATCCAGTACATTGCGACGATGAGCGATATCTATATTCCTGAAGAAGAAAACGAGGTGAACACAAATGTATCAGATTCTTTCGAAACTGGAGAATAGATTTTCTAAAAAACAATGGCTGGTAATGGTTGAACAAGCTCATGATGCCAAAAAAATTACAGATGATGAATATAGATTATTAGTATCAGAAAAGAAGGAGAATGTGTAAATGAAATTATATGACACATCATTAAAGTATATGGATGCAATCAATGCATTAGGGGGCACTATTGTAGCAGTATTGACTGCTGCATTAGGCACACATTGGTTTTTATTTGTGGGTTTTTTAACATTAAACATCATTGACTACATCCCAGGAATTAGAAAATCTAGATTAACAGTCAAAGAAAATTCCGCTAAAGGAGTCAGAGGTGTATGGAAGAAACTAGGCTATTGGTTAATGGTGCTAGTAGCATTCCTTGCATCAGCAATTTTCATCGAGATCGGTCAGACTATCAATGTTGATCTAACAATTACTACTTATATTGGATGGTTTACATTAGCATCTCTCATTATCAATGAATTAAGAAGCATCATTGAGAACTTCGTTGAAGCAGGTGATAATGTACCATCTGTTTTAACTAAAGGCTTAGAAGTAGCAGAAAACGCTATCAACAAGGAGAGTAACAATGGGTAATGACGAATTTCTAAAGATTGCAGTTGAAGAAGTAAGAAGATATACAAAAGAACATCTAGAAGATCCACAGGATTTCGATATCTATGTAGTGTGGGTATGCAAGACACTTCAGAACAATAAGGCATTATTATCAACTACATTGTCAGATGGTATGTATTTTGAGGCTACTTATAACGGAGACAAGAAAGAATTATATTTAGATGCTTACAAGAAAGAAAAGAATGTGTGTATTAAGGTGGAGGATTAAACAATGGAATTACAAGACACAGTAGAACTAATGAACAGTTCTGATTATAAGGATAGATTTAAGGCAGAATACTGGCAGGCTAAAATCAGATATGACAAGTTAGATGATATGACTGTCAAATACGAGGCACGTACTTTGACATTCATTCCTAGATGTTCGCTTGAGTTACTCAAGGAGCAAAAGAAGCATTTAGGAAATTATATTCGCACTCTTAAGATTAGAGCGGAAATCGAAGGAATTGAATTATAAGAAAGAAGGTATAAAGTATGATTATTAACGTACATGGTGGACATAGTTTAAAATGTCGCGGAGCAAGTGGTTTATTAGATGAAGTCAATGAAGACAGAAAAGTTAAAAATAAAGTCATTGAGTTGTTAAGAGCAAACGGACATACAGTATATGACTGTACTGATGATAATGGAAAAGACCAGAATTCTAACCTAAAAGCAATTGTAAACAAGTGTAATGATCATAAGGTTGACTTAGATGTCTCTATTCATCTCAACGCTGGAGGCGGAACAGGTACAGAGGTATATGTCTATAGCGACAACTCAAAAGCCAAAGATGAAGCTGAAAGAATCGTCAAGAATATTTCTAACACTCTAGGCATTAGAAACAGAGGTGTTAAAACATCTACTAAGTTATATGTGTTGAGAAAGACTAATTCTCCAGCACTACTTGTTGAGTGCTGCTTTGTTGACAACGCTATTGATAAAGTGAAATGGAACGCTGACAAGTGCGCAAAGGCAATTGTAGAGGGTATCTTAAATAAGAGTGTTAATGAACACGTTGAAACTCCTACACCTAAGCCACAGAGCAATGCATCTAATGCTTTAGGTACTTATATGATTACTGCTAGTGATTTAAGCGTCAGAACAGGACCAGGGGCTAACTGTAGAAGAAAGACATATGAGGAATTAACTAAGAACGCTAAGGCTCACGATTACGATAAGGACGGATGTCTTAATTACGGTACTCGTGTCACTGTATCTCAATTCGATGGAGATTGGGCAAAGATTCCTAGTGGATGGGTTGCGAGAAAGTATTTGAAAAAAGTCTAATTTAAGTTTTATTATGAGGTTATTCATAAAGATGTTGACTAAACTCGACTAAATCTCGACTACACAACAATTTATATTCATAAGAAAAGACCAGGGC